TGAATGATCCTAAAACTGGTGCCTTTATTATAATTATGCAGAGGGTACATGAGAACGACCTTACTGGACATATATTAGCGAATGAGTACAATGCTTGGGATCATCTATGTTTACCTGCAAGATATGAAATCGGACACCCAACGCCAACACGATCTACTCTTGGATTTAGCGATCCTAGAACGAAAGAAGGCGAGTTGTTGTGGAAGAAGAGGATTGATGAAAAAACTCTTAATAATTTGGAAAAAAGTTTGGGTACATACGCAAGTGCAGGTCAATTGCAACAGAGACCAATGCCCAAAGGTGGTGGAATATTAAAGGCTGAATGGTGGGTTCCCTGGGAAAAAGACGAGCTACCAGAGATAGAATACTTAGTACAAAGTTATGATACTGCATTTAGCACAAAAGAAACGAGTAGTTATAGTGCAAGAACAACTTGGGGTATATTTAGACAAAATGGTCAAGTTAACGCAATGGTTGTAGAAATGTGGTATGATAGAGTTACTTATCCAGAGTTAAGAAAGTTAGCACAAGAGGCGTATGATGAGTGGCAACCAGATACAGTCTTAATAGAGAAGAAGGCAAGTGGACAAAGTTTATTACAAGATTTACGAATGGGTGGCATTCCAGTGTTAGCTTATTCACCAGATAGAGACAAGATTGCAAGGGCACATAGTAGCTCTGCATTACTAGAAGATGGTAGAATATTTTATCCATCAGGAAAAAAATGGGCAAAAAACTTAATTGATATATGTTCTGCCTTTCCTGCAGGGGATAATGATGATATAGTTGACACTTGTACACAAGCGTGGCTAAGATTGAGAAAAGGTTGGTTTATCACACATTCTACTGATTATGACGAAGATGATCAAATAGAAGAGAAAAGGATGACTATATATGGCTAGAGAACCACAAGTAATTCCATTTGCAGAAGGAATGCCTTCTGATAACTTTGAAGTTGAAGAGATAGGCAACGAAGAAGTTCTTATTGGCGATCCAGAGCTAGACAATGTAGAAGAAAAAGAAACTGGCTTTGATGAAAATATAGCAGAAGAGTTAGACGAAAAAGAATTAAACAGAGTTGCTAGTGAATTAATTAAGAATTATGAGACAGATAAAGAAGCTAGGTCTGAATGGGAGTTTAGATATAAGCAAGGACTAGAGACACTTGACCCAAATGGTGGACAAGACGAAGAAGAAAATCAAAGAGCTACTAGAGGATTAAGTACAGTAGTACATCCTATGATTGCAGAAGCAGCAACACAATTTAACGCAAAAGCAATTGCTGAACTATATCCAAGTGGCGGGCCAGTCAAGACTGTTATAGTTGGTGAGCCTAGCGAAGAGATGGAAGAGCAAGCCAAGCGTGTAAAAGATTACATGAACTATCAGATTACTCAAGAGATGCCAGAATACTTTCCTGATCTTGATCAAATGCTATTTCAGTTACCATTAGTAGGTCACACATTTAAAAAGATTTGGTGGGATGCAAACTTAGAAAGACAATGTTCTCAATTCGTGAAAGCAGAGGATTTTGTTGTATCGCCAGAAAGTAAAGATTTATACACCTCATCTAGATATACTCATGTAATTAGAATGCCACGAAACGATTTTAACAAATATGTTAAGAGTGGGTATTATCTGCCAAGTAAATATATGTCAGACGATATTGACCCAAGTGGAGATATTGGAAGTGAGATAGAAGGCGTTGACCCTTACAATTCTGATTCAATTGATGAAGTTATGACATTGTTAGAGATGCATTGTTACCAAACATTTGATGGTATAGATGGTGCAGAAGATGACGATGAAGATAATGTTATAGCTTTACCTTATGTAGTTACAATTGATTATGATGCAGAAACTATAGTAAGCATAAGACGTAATTGGAATGAAGAAGATGAAAAGCAAATTAAGAGAGATTGGTTTGTAAGTTATAAGTTTCTACCAGGCACTGGATTCTATGGTTTTGGTTTATATCATATGATAGGTGGATTAGGCAGAGCAGCTACAGGATCACTTAGAGCATTATTGGATAGTGCAGCTTTTGCTAATATGCAAGGTGGTTTTAAATTAAAAGGTAGAGTTACTGGGGGTGAGATGCAAATCAATCCTGGTGAGTTTGCTGATCTAGATGCGACAGTAGATGACGTAAACAAAGCTATTATGCCACTACCATTCAAAGAGCCATCAAATACCTTGTTCAACTTGATGACTGCCATAACAGATGCAGGAAGAAGATTTGCTAGTACTGCAGATTTGAATGTAGGTGATGTAAACCCAAATGCCCCTGTTGGGTCTACAGTTGCATTAATTGAACAAGGTAGTAAGTCATTTAGTGCTATACACAAAAGATTGCATTATTCACAAGGGCAAGAATTTAAATTATTATCAAAATTAAATGCAGAATATTTACCAGAAAGTTTTGAATTTGCACAAAGTGGAGTGACAACTACAGTTTACGCAAAAGACTTTGATGAGCAAATAGATGTAATACCAGTCAGTGATCCTAATATATTTAGCACTGCACAAAGAATTGCACAAGCTCAAGCAGTATTGCAGATGTCACAATCAGCACCTCAACTGCACGATCAATATGAGGCGTACAAAAGAATGTACGAAGCTATTAGAATTAACAATATAGATGAGATACTAAAGAAACCAGAAGAAGCATCTAAACTTGATCCTATTAGTGAAAACATGAGTTTAATGTATGGCAAACCTATAAGAGCATTTCCAGAACAAGACCATGACAGTCACATTGCAGTACATATGCAGTTTATAAGTGATCCATCACTAGCTGGGAATCCAGGTGCTAGATCAATGCAACCATTATTAATTGCACATATAGCAGAACATATAGCGTTATTGTACAGGCAGCGGATGCAATCAAGTATCAATATGTCATTACCAAATATGCCAGATGTTCGTGATCCTAAGTTTAAGTTTGAGGATATTGATCCAAAGCTAGACATGATCATAAGTCAGAGAGCAGCAGAGGTTGTAAAATCATCACCACAAATGGAAGCTATCAAGCCACTTGTAGCTATGTCTAAACAACAACAAGCACAAAACCCTCTACAGTATGCACAAGAACTTGCTAAACTAGAGGCAGAGGCGTTAAAAGCTAGAACACAAGTACAAATACAAGCTGATCAAGCTAAAGCACAACAGAAACTAGCAATCAATGAAGCAGAAGCTAAACAAGATTTACAAATAGAACAAGCCAAGTTGCAAGCAGATTTACAAGCAAAAGTGCAAAAGCTACAATTAGAATTACAACTAGAAAGAGAAAAGAACGCTATTAAACAACAACAGGAGCTAAGATAATGCCAGTAACTATAACACCAACAGGACAATTCATTGATTCTGTAACTGGAAATCCAGTAGACTTACCACCACAAAGACCAGACTTACCAATGAGAGAAAATACTGGATCAGCACTTACTGTAGATGAATTGCAATCAGATATAGGTCGCAGAACTGGTGCAGCTATGACTGACATAGAAAAAGTACAAATGTTAATGGATATGGGATTAGACCAACAAACTGCAATTGAAGCAGTTGCTATGGAAAAAGATATGCCACCAGTCGATCCAAGACAATTTAGTGGTCAACAACCAGCACCACAACAAATGCCACAACCTATGCCTCAACAGATGCAACCACAACAAATGGCTAATCCAGGCATGGGTTCATTAAGTGGAGTTCCATCTGGCATGGAAAGACCAATGGCTATGCCAACACCAAGACCAGAAGATTTAATGATGAGACAAATGCAAGATGGTAGAGATAGAACATTTAATCCTAGAGATGCAATCAATCCTTATAATGCACCAAATACATAAGAGATTATAATGGCGAAGGATGATGATATAGGAGCTTTAGGTGGGTTAGGCAGTTTCACTGACGAAGAGTTTGGTGATTTATCTAAAGGATTACAAAGCTCAAACAATGCAATTGCTAGTGTATTTGGATATGATATTACGCCACAAACTGCCTTGAGCACTGCGTTTGGTTATGGTGCTAAAGCGTTAGCAAACACAAGCATTCCTTCAATAGCTTTGACTGCATTAGATGCTAAAAAAGATTATGATCTCAATCAGTTAGCCAATAAAGCTATGGGTAGATCTACAAATGTATTGTCAGGATTCAGCAAAAAATCTTTGGAAGATTTAAGAAACGCAATTGATGTAAATAAAGATAGAAACATAACACAGAGAGAGATTCAAAATTATGGCATGGAGAAAGGTAGAACTGCTTATAGCGTTGGATTAAATCCAATGTCTGGCTATACACCAAATAGCGTATCAATACAAGGGTTAGCTAGTTTTGGGAGAAGTACTCCAACTTCTGGGGTAGTCAACGCTATGGAAGCACCTTCATCAAATGTAGATCAGTTTGGATTTAGTTTAAGTCCAAACACATACACAACTGCACAAGCTGAAGCTATTGGTCAAGGAATTAGTCAAGGGGTTAGTGGTCTTGGTGGTGGTAAGGGTGCTAGTTACAGTGGAATTACTGGATTTACACAAAACCCTGGAGTGGATACGACTGGACAAGCTGGTCAACAAACTGGAGCTCAAACAAGTCACAGTGGAAAAGGCATAAGTTTTTCAGATGATGCGGCAGCCAGTGATACTGGTAGCACATATATTTGTACTGCATTGTATGAAATGGGTGACATGAAAAAATATATCTACAAATATGATCAAGTATATGGAAAGCGTGTTGACCCAAATGTTTATCGTGGATATTGTGTATGGGGTAAGTATGTAGCTACAAAACTAAGACATAAAGGAATTGTATATAAGATAGCTAAACCACTAGCACTAGCATGGGCAAAACAAATGGCATTCGATTTATCCAAAGGTAAGCATGGTAAGAAAAGCAAAGTCGTAAAAGTTATAAGTAAAATAGGCGAAGGTGTATGTTATGCACTTGGAGTTATTGCCAATATTAAATTTAAAAAAGGAGTAAGATATGGCTGATATTAATGTAGAGAACATGGAAGAGAATGCTCAGTTGTTTGAAGAGAAGATGGGTTTTCCACACACAGCAGAAGGTCTAGAGCTTACAGATGATCAGTTAGTTAACTTTTTACTACTATGTTATCAAGGTATGGTTCTTCCAGACGAAGAAGAAGAGATTGAAGAAGAGCATATGGATGGTGACATGAAGGTCAAGGTTATGAAAGTAGATAGTGGCGATATGCGTAGTGTCATGGATCAGATACTTGGTCATGGCTCACCAAAGATAGGAATGTAGATATGCAAAATATACCCAATGATATTGGTGCATTAGCAAATTTACAAAAGGCTATCC